AAAGTCTCGGTGAAAAACAGTGCAATAAATTCCTTCTGAACCATCCTCCTTGTCAATTAACCGCTGGTAGCCGTAAACAATTTCAATGAGTTCTTCAGCCTCATACGCATTATCCGTAAGGCTCAACCTGCTCCTACCCTCCTGCTTCCTTTCAATCGAATCAATGTTTACGCCACGATAGCGTTCGATTACAAAATCCACAAAATCCTCATCCCAGCCATCAGTAATTATTTTATTCTGTAATTCCTGTGGAGTGTAATAGGTTTTCCAAAAACAATACGGTGCTCGTTGCGGGTCAGTGACATATGGCGGGAATATAAAATCTCCATCCGGGGCCAACGTCTTAACCTCCGGTGCATTCACCTGACGCTTCACTATTGGCAATTCAGCCATCCCCAGCTTCCGCAAATCCTTTAATGCTTTCTTGGCTCGCTTTTTAGTCACACCATCAAAGCTACCCTGGATCATACGAATAATTTGATCGTCGTCCGACCCCTCACCTATCATCGCCCCCACTTCGGGATTGATGGCGGCAATTTGCTCCAGACTCAACCGCTGTAAAAATGTCCGATCTTCCCGGTGCCAACCTACATACGTAATGAGAAGCCCACGCTCCAGCATATAATTAGCACCCAGCTCCATCTCTTTGTTAAATCTCGGTATATATCCAGATGTAATCATCCATTTAAGGAAATTACTTACTATTCTGCTTTTCGGAATATCAGCAATTTCTACCGGGAACGCCCTTATATTTGCCCTGCTCAACGCAGAAAGAAACAAAGAAACCAAACGGGTGATACGCTCATCAATAACATGACTCTCCATATCCGAGGCACCTTCCCAGGGAAAAGCATCGGCCCCGTGCTTGCGTAAGTCTCGGCTTTTACCAGGCCACCAGTTACGCCTGTCATCGTAGCTACTTCGACATAAATCGAAATAGGCTTCCAGCTCCGTTACCGATTGGTCATACGAATAACGTAAGGATTTAATGTCAGGTTTATCACTAACGTAAGTTAGCGACTCGGAAATATCATTGTTTTTCATTCAGCTTATTTCTAACAGTGTATAAAATCTTGGAATAAAAGTCTTCGCTCGTTCCTATCATATCACATAAATCCATAACCCTTATAGGTATTTCCTGTTTTCCTCTCGCAACAGTACACAATATCTCCCAGGCAAGAAGCCTGTTAATCTCACTGGAGATCCACCATTTATTTAGAGTGATGTCTTTCTCTATATCTGTAAGAGGTTCCATTTATATCCTGAATGGCTTCAATTAATACATTCTTTCCAGTTAGTCGTCCACGCCAGCGTCGAGGAACAACCACCGGAACCTTTTTCCCTATCTCCTTAATAAAGGCATACACGTAACTTGGGTTGGCGGCTCCCTTAATAACCTGACCCTCATAGTGTTTAGGGACACATTCCGGTATGCTCGTTGCATCCTTCAAAATCTTTTGACCCTCTTCGTTAATCCAAGTAGCTCGACGTGTTCCGGTCATCATTTTGTCCGATAGCTTGTCGGTTGCCAAAGATAGAAGCTCTTCCACTTCCATTCCCCACTCTTTCGCCAGCCTGTCAATTCTCACCTTAGCCATCAATATCCCCCCATAGTTTTTTGTGTTACCAGCATACTGCGATTAGTAATGTGATCCGGTCCTTCGCCTCCGTTCGCCATTCGCAAATAACGTATCAAATCAAAAAAATCTTTCAACGCTTCGTCCGACTTACCCTGACTATTATAATTAATTAAACTGTCAATTAAATTTCCGCAATCTCGGTGTATATAACATCTCGGTTTATTAACCGTATCTACAGCAATGTTAGGATTATACATAAACCATTCATCTAGGGCATTAATCCCAATTTCCTCACGGCGACCATCAGAAGGAACAAATACCATCCCAAAATCATCAAACGACATATATAAGTCGTCATTGTTTTCATTCTCGCTGGAAAAATAACGACTATCCCCGATACGCTCAAATACATCAATGTTCAAATCTTCTTCAATTTCCTTGAATAAATCAGCATACGTCTCCACATTAAATCCCAGCTTCTTGGTCGCCGGTCCAGTTTTCCATTTAGGATCACCAAATAATGCCCACTCACCATAACCATCCCGGTCCGGCCACTCCTTGCGAATATATACATATCCGTCCTCATCCACCCCAGCCCATAAACAAGTGTAGTTACGTGCTCCCGCAGGGTCCACCACCTGGTAGCAGGTGAATTGCTCCCTGTCAGATATATCAGGGAACACCATCCCATATTTGTTAGGCGTTTCACTAAGAACATTCACCTCGGTATTAAATAACGGCAACAGAGATGTAATGCTCCTCACCGGAATCCCGTAAGCCCTGACCAGCACCTCGTCATCCGGCCTCCCACGCAAGTCCTTAACTATACGCTGATAACCACCAAACGGATTTTCGTCAGAATGCAAATATACAACAGCAGCATCCCGGTTAGGACTATACTGCTTTACAGGCAACTCCCGGTTAAGCAACACCGCTTCCCTGGTCTGTAAGGTTTCTCCACCCTTTAAATACTCATTAATGAACGGTGTATACCCATTAATCGGAGTGAACGCTATCAGCATCTTGCTGTCCCGAGTAGCCAGCCTGAACCTTAAAGTGTTAATTAATGTGTCATCACCCAAATATTCATCCAACCAAGCTCCGAGGTTTATACTATCTCCGGCCTTAAATCCAAATTCAAAGCCCTCCAGAATGGTCTGGTTGTTGCTAAACTGAGTGTAGGTTTTGAAATCCACCCTGGTCCGAGTGTCAGGAAAGATAAAACCACTCCCGGTAAAACCATTCTGCATCGAGTAGTTGATGTAGCCCTCGACACCCTTAGTCTTTCGCTTGAACTCCTTGGGCATCATCTCCCACATCACCGCCTGCTGAACCTTCACACTAGTGTCCGCATTCTGTGAAAAACATACAATGTGACCATCCTTGTTGGCCATGACACTCTCCATAACTATCTTGGCGCATCCAGTTGTTTTACCACTGCGATTACCACCAAGGCATAAACACTCGTTGTATTCATCCAACCCGGAACGAATGCGGTTCCAGCCGTCCAGGTCAAACCCATACCTCACAGGGTCTGTCTTGCTGCTTAAAATACGCTCCTCGTGTGCCGTGTGCAAACCTTCAAGGGTTCCAGGGTCATTCTCCCCCCAGAACACAATTTCCTCGTCTGACGGCCCAGATAATATCGGGTGAGGACTAAATTTCATCCCAGTGAGGCTTACTAAACCTATCCCTCCAACTAAACGGATTTACCTTCCCGTCCAACTGATCCTTCAGCTCCCAAGGACTTCCCCCAAACATCATAAACTTCTGGTCAGACTCATAAACAACCCAGAACTTATCCGTTGTTTCAGAAAGAATAGAAACAATCAACTCAATATCTTCATCCGTCATTATTAATGGCCTCGGCCTTCTTTAATTGTAACATACGTTTTCGGGCAGCCTCCACCGTCGCCTCGTAATCCGCCTGTGTCACCATCTTTCGCTCCTCAATAATATTACTGGCCTCGCCACGGAATGTATTACTTCCCTTCTCGGCCTTCTCCAATGCAATGCTTAAAGGTAATAAATCCCGAAAGGTTGGCTTAATCTCACCATTCGCCATTCGCTCCTTTAACGCATCAATTAAACTTTCCTCCAAAGAAGAAAGTTCCAGGAAATGACGACCACGGATGTTCGCCCCCATAGCCTTCCAGCGGTTTGTGTAATCAGCATACTGAACCAATATGTTAGAAGTAGTGCGGCTCCCCAATCCATACTTTTTCTCCATCTGGGTCTGAGTCACTCCAATAGAATGTAAATAAAGGATAGTAGCCACCTTCTCAGGGTTATACTTACTCAGGCTCTTCGGGACCGTCAGGGCTTCCTTTACCTCGTTAATACCATCTCGGATAGAATTAATTAATTCTTTTTTGTCATCTTGGTCTGTAATCATTCAAAATAGCTACGGCAACTGGCCCCATTGGTCAAATTTTTTTATAGGGCAGTTAATCTATATATATAGCTGAAGGCCTGGTCCCCCCGACCCCCTCCCCGGCACTCAAAGTCTAGCTTTTTGACTAC